TAGGCAAGAGTCTTACGAAGTGGAAGAACAAAGGCAACACAGTTGAAGCCTTCTTCAAGAAGAGCCTTACTCAGTTCTCCGAGAAGGACAACGTCAGTCTTAATGAGATCCTCGTAGCAGTCGAGTTCTACCGCGTCTTCTTCACTAAGAACGTAGCGAAGTACGGCCTAGAGGGCGCTATCCAACTCTTCAAGACCCGTCTCAAGCGTCACTTAGTCTACAAAGGGAACTTCCGAACTGTCTACGTTGGTAAGAAGCTTGAGGAAGTCACTCGCATCCCCACGCCCCACGTGAAGATTCAGGATATCCGAGCCTGGGTGAATAACCTCTGGTTCGAAGACGTGAAAATCAACCCCGAGGTCTTTCAGGAGAGGGCTCTTACTCAGAACACTACCCCTCTTTACCTTCCTAAGGGTTGGGCAGAAGACGTCACCACTAACTGCTACAATGAGGATCCGAAGAAGCGGGGAGTACGTTCCTTCCTCGGCCTTCAGATCTGGATTGAGCTTTCTAAGAGTGTCACGGAACTTGGTTTCTTCTCACTCGAGAGACTCATCGAGAAGCTCGACAAGACCAAGAGCACAGTTTGGTCTACTAACAACTACGTGAAGTCCCTTGACCTCATCATGCTTGACCCCTTCTTTCGTAAGGTTATCCAGTGGGGCGACAAGGAAAGGACTTGGGGTTGCATTGATTTGAGTCTCGTCGAGAAGGAACTCTTCCCGAATTGTCTTCTCGAGTTCGACCACATTCACGGACGTTGCCCGTCAGGGGCTTTGCAGGCTATTTCGCTCTACCCCTTCTTCAAGAAACTCGCCACAAAGAAGGGTCACGGTTGGGTTCTCGGGAGCTACTCTGTTCGTCAGGAGTGTTTCTGGGCAAAGAGAATGAAGGGTGACCCCTACCGTCCCGAGTGGCTTGAGCCGGTACGATCCGGTTGCGAGTGGCTTGAGAAAAACCACATTCTTCACCTCTATCTAGGGACTCTTGAGTGGAGAAGCGGCCTCCCCGAGTATGCCCTCCACCATTCCTCACACGCTTCCCACTCGCTGTGGTTCGTCTTCACCTTCGCTCCGACTACAAACCCCGCTGCGGAACTCTTCGCCGCCCTCTCGAGGCAAAACGATACGATGTTCGAGTACTATCGAGTTTTCTGCAACACAGGTGAGGTTCCCGAGGAAGTTGAGGACTTCTCGCCTCGGGTTACTGGCAAGGAGTACCACCGAGCTGGAAGGAGGATGTTTGTATCTTCTGGACCCCTCACTCGTAGACCCCTCCACCCCAGTAGTATTAAGGAAAGACTTCGCTCTATCGGGTTGGATTACCGAACTTCGACGAAGAAAGAGTCACGGAGTCCAAAGCGTTGGTTTGACTATTTCGACAGGTTATCGGCTCAAGTACCAGGAGGACTTTCTCCAGAACCTAGCAGTATCTTTAGAGATAGTCGACCCAGATCCCTCCGAAGCGATCTTCTTCCGACTTCTTGGACTTGTTCAGTTTCGAGCAGACCTCACCTCTCCTGTACGAATGAGCGAGTCACTAGCGATCGTCTCGGGGAGCCTAACTTCTCCGATCGAGGAGTTCTGGGTAGAAACCATGTCCCCTCGAAGAATCGACATGTACCGAGAGAGAACTTCCCTCGTTTTGGAGAGTTTGGCCAACCGCTATACCAGGTACGGGATAGTGAAGCCCCTGACGTAGAACGCTACCAGTACGACGCTCACGGCCTTCTCCTTCGTGACTCCTACTACATCAAGGAGAAGTCGATCTCTCGAGACGTAGTCGACCGCCTCGAGTTCAACGGCTTGACTTCCTCCTCGTCTGAGTTCGAGCCTGGCGAAGAGTGTAGTACGTTTGACATCGCTGTCAAGCAACAGGTTAGCATTACCTCTGGGTACGGGTTCCTCCACTCTCGTACCGGTGGCGCTTACGGCTCCTACGATAGTCAGGCACTCGGCTTAGGAGAGGGGCAAAACCTTATGGCTGTCTCTTACTCTAAAGACCACGACAAGAAGCAGCAAAATCTCTACAGGACCCGTGCCTCTCGCTACAACCTCCCGGCCACAATCGACTTCAAACTTCCCGTCGATCCGCTTGGCCCCGACAAGGAACTCGAGAGGGTTAGTGAAGAAGCACAACTCTTCCGTGATGAAGTTGACCCGAGGAAGACGTTCGTAATGTACAATGATGAGAACGAGAGACATTGCCGAGAACTCATCGTCCAGGGACGCAAGTACGTTTCCGAGATTGATGCGGATAGGTACGAGGAACCTGATGATGACTTCCGCGATTGGGCGGGTTACATAGTGACGGGTCCTGGTGGACGTGTTCTCGAGGAGGGTCACTTCAAGAAGATCATGACTCACGACGGCGAAGCCTTCGTCGAAGTCGGCGAAAAGAAGTACGTGCGTCCTACAAACTACGGTATCTACGAGGAGTTCTAATGATTTCGAAAAAGTTCCTGAAAATGCATAGCGTCACTTCAGATAAGGATACGAATTCTCTCTATCGCTTCCTTCTCAATCGGAGTGAACCTTTCGAGGTTGAGTTCTTCTCCCGACTTTTCACTAAGGTTGCTCGGTGGAATCCTGGCGAAGATGCCGACAAAGTTTTTCTAGAGAGTTACGAAGAGGCCTTTGAGGAGATTCGTATTCACAGTTCTATCCCAGCCGACTTCGGTACCCCTTTTGCCATACTTCACGTCGTTATTTCTAATGCTAGGAAGGGTGTAGAGTTCTTTAAGGCACTTTCGTTCTTCTACCGTGCCATGGTTTCTCAATGCCAGTTTGAAGCCATTGCATTTCAGGAGGAGAACGGGAGGCTTTCAAGTTGATTTCTTATAGGTTTTCCTATAAAATATAAGTGTAAGGAAGACAAGCCCTACTCCTAGAAGGAAAGACATCATGGACGGGTTCCCCGAATTCGAAGTTCTCATCGACATGAAGCTCTACGAGCCGCACTTTTTCCAGATCATGCCATCTGGCTATAGGGTCGATTTGGAAAAAGTTTGGACTGAGTCTGAGTTCTGCAAATACTTCAAGGGATGCGTGACGATGCTTCGAAGGGGTTCCACGTCCGGCTATGTCTTCACTCCGAAGAAGTTCACGGGTGCTCCTAAGGACGGTGTTCAGGGAGGCGTACAGCTTGCCGTCCAGGCAAAACTCCCTCCGTTCCGCAAAGATGAACCAATCTCGAAGCTTGCGACGTGGGTCCTCAGTGAAATTAGCCCCTACTACTCTCTCACTAAGGAGTATGAGAAGGGAGAATCTACTCGAGACGCCTACTACCTCTACCAGTTCATCTCTCCGATCGAGACAACCGGAAGGGTTATTCTGGAGTCCGGCTTCAGGAATGCACGACTCTCTCTCGAGAAGTATCTTCCTGTAGGCAAGTTTAGCTCCTACAACGAACTCGTCGGTTCTCTCCACAGGATCCCGTAGAGTTCAAGACTCTCTAGCTCAGTTGGTTAGAGCGCTTGGTTTACACCCAAGAGGTCATCGGTTCGAGTCCGGTGAGAGTCACCCTCCTACCCAGTTTTTGTCTTTCCTTCCTGGGTAGGAGCCATGCCTCCGTAGCTCAATGGATAGAGCGAGGGACTTCTAATCCCGAGGTTGCAGGTTCGAGTCCTGTCGGAGGCACTGGAGAGACTAGAGCAGGGAACGGGTTGCGACTAGTCTCTCCCCTTTCCGGATAGTGTAATGGCAGCACAAGGGTTTTTGGTGCCCTTGGTCTAGGTTCGAATCCTAGTCCGGAAGCGACACAGCAACAACCAAAGGAGAGACACATGATTGACCCACTCGAGGAGATCTACATCATCTTCGAAAAGTCCACTGGAGACATCAAGACTGGCGGCGGTTTGTCGACCAGGCCTTCCGTACATGCCTACCCCACGGAAACAGATGCGTGGCGTGGAGCTCGACGGATTGGCAGTCGCAACCCAGACAAACAGGGTATTGCCAAATACAAACTCGTTGAGACGAAGGAGGCCTGATGATCACCGACGAAGAATTCGAGAGGCTCATAAGTCGACTCCTGGAGACCCTTGCACCCATGCTCGGTGTCGAACTCGAAGAAGGGGAGGTGACGAAGCGTAAGTTGAAGAGTACTGAGATTAGGGATAAGTATGGTGTCGTTCACGACCTCAACGATCTCGTAGGGGAACAATGTGTCATCGACACTGGTGAGTTTATTCACATGTCTGTGCAAGGTGACTGTACCGTGGGGAATTACTGGGTCTCCAGCAATGCTAGTCGGCATGACTCAAGAGGCCTCGCAGAGCTCATTTGGAGTCACTCACATGACGAGTGTCACAAAGTCACAGTCTACGAATTCTAGTGAGAGAGTTCAACGAGACTAGCAATCTGTGTCTCACCGGTGAGAGGGTCAATCACATCGGTGAGAACTCGCCCCTATAACTCAATTGGCAGAGTAGCGGACTTTTAATCCGCGAGTTCCGGGTTCGAGTCCCGGTAGGGGTACTCTTCCCTAGATGTTCGGTGCTCAGTATCTAGGGAAGTTGCGCCCTTGGCGGAATTGGCAGACGCAGTGGACTTAAAATCCACCGCCTATGGCATACGGGTTCGAGTCCCGTAGGGCGCACGTTCCAGTTGATTGTTTATAGGGTTCCCTATAAAATATAAGTATGGAAGACATCTACCAACTCGTTGGAGCACCAGGAGAGTCTACAGACTCTATCCCCGGTAGGGGTTGGGTTCTTACTCCTTGGTACTACGGAGTAGGCGTCCTCGTTGAGAAGTCCGAAGGCGTCGTCACTCTAAGGACAGGCAATGGAGTTGATCTCGCTGATTGGGTCCCTGAGTTGGCTAATGAGCTCAACGAAGAGCTCTCCGATAGAACTACTTTCTTCGGGCAACTTGGGTGTCTAAACGATGATCTCACCGTCTCAGGCATTAGTATCCCGTCAGTTTCCACAGTGAGAACTTTCCAGGTTTTTGCCTGTCTCCCTGAAGCCTCCCTTCTTTTGCAGAAAAAGTTCGGGACTCCCACACTCATTCTTCAGGATATCTACGAGTATAACGGCGTACAGGTCTCTGAACTTGGCTTCAATGCGAGGAGGAGTTTCCTCGAAGAGTGTTGTTCCCGTAGTGTAAGACTCTCTCCCTTCTACACTGACATAGCACACTTCAGTGATGTGACCAGTCTTCTTCTCGAAGAAGGCGTCCCGAGTCTCACTTTTAAGTCCGTCGCCCCCGGGCTTAGCAAGAAGCCACTCTCTTACGCTGAGAAGAATCACTTCTATGTTTTCGTAGACGGCTTCTCTAAGAAGGCTGAGGAGAGACCGTTGAAGAGGAAGCCTCTTCTCAACTATGTTACTCTATCTGTGTTCCAGGGAAAGAAACGTGTTCGAGTGGGGAAACTCTACCCTCCTAGAGAAGACCAGGCTTACTGGAATACTGTTCGCTCTAATTGGTCTACTCTAGACCGTAAGTACCCGCGAGTTCTAAGCGTTGTAGGACGGACAAGCCCAGTCCCCTTTGGCTCTTTACTGAAGTTGAAGAGCGTTAGACTTGTAGAGCCACGCTACGACCTAGACGCACATAAAGTTTGTACAAGTTCACAATTCACCGACTAGGAGAATCACATGAGAAAGTTCACTGTTACCAAAGAAGTTGAGTGGGATATGGGCCATCGCGTCCCTAACCACAAGTCGAAGTGCCGGAACCCCCACGGCCATCGCTATCGTCTTCTCGTTGAAGTCGAAGGTCCTCTCGTCGATGACCCTGACAATTCCTCTGAGGGTATGGTTATCGACTTTGGTGACCTCAAGGAGGTTATGAAGACCCAGGTCCACGATCTCTTCGACCACGGTACTCTCATCTACGTAGGCGACAAGGAAGTTCTCGATGCTTACCGCATTAGCCACGTCTCCGGCGACAAGGTCGAAGGGGGTAGTCGAGAGAATTGGGTTCTCAAGCTCAAGAATACCCCACATAACTGGAATCTCTCCGTCTCTTCCTTCGTTCCTACCGCAGAAAACCTCGCCGCCTTCATTTTTGGACGGATGAGTAGTCTCCTCAACAAGGGCGAAGTTCGCGTGAAGAGGGTTCACCTCTACGAGACTCCGACCTCAATGGCAACTTACGGGGACTAAGATGGCGGAAATTACGCAGATTCGAGTAGATGTCTCACTCAATGCTACTATTTCCGTGAACGGGGAGGCGTGGGTTAAGCCTGGTTGTTCGGCCGGTGCCTCCTGGAACGGTATTCCAGAGGACGGTGAACTCCGACTCGTAGTCGACCACCTCTCTAAGACTCTCATTGAGCCTACTGTTGAGGAGTTGACTTCTATGTTGACACAACAACTCCGTCCCCTTTCAAGTTGATCTTTTATAAGGAATCCTATAAAATATAGGTATAGGAGAACCTATACAGCCCTTCAGGAGGCAATCATGTCCAACAAAGAACTCGCTACAGTCCTTACCACGATCGTTTCTTCCAAGCCGGAGAAGGCCGAGAAGAAGACGAAAAAGGCCGCGATTGAGTCATTCAAGAAGACAACCGCAGAACTACTCCAGTCCGGAGCTCTTGAAAGTCTCTCTGCGGCACTTCTCGACTACGAAGAAAACCTTCTTGACAACCTCACACTCGATGAGCCTCGTAAGCTCACCCAGGAGGAAATTGATCTCCTCGCTGCTGAGTACCATCGGTCTGAGAAGATCTTGAGCGCCCTTCAGGCTAGGAAGGAACTCCTTCGTCAATACGTCTTTTCGAGTCTCGACGAAGAGTTCGAGTCGGCTGGTGTCGAGAGTGACACTCCGGTCTCCCAGATGCCCGGACGTCTTGTCTCTAGTGACGGAGTTAAGTTCTGTCGCGAGGGTGGGGCTCGAAAGAAAGCGATCGTTGACTCGGAGGGCCTCAAGGAGGCCTTCAAGGATAACTTGGACCTTCTCTTCGACAAGGTTGAGGTTCCGGCCTCCGTCTCCTATACGTTGTCTTCTGAAAAACTTGACCAGGCAATCGAGTCGGGCGCTATTAGTATTGAAGAGCTCCGACCCTTTGTCAAGCCCGGAGATTGGTCATCTCCTCGTTTTGTTATCAGGGAGTGATAGAATGAAGACTCAAGAGGTTGCTAGACTTTTCGGTAAGTCTAGCTCCTGGGTTCGAGCCGCTGAAAGCCTCGGCTATTTCAAAGATAGTGAAGGTGTAGCGCCCGAAATCCCACGCACTGACAAGAATATCCGAGACTTTTCCGAAGAGCTCGTTCTCAAATTGTCAGAAAATCTATACAACAATGGGCGTCTCGGCGAGGAGCGGTATCTCCTCATCAAATCGACGCTTGAAAACCTCAAGGAGCTTGCCTAGTGTTTGCTATCAGTGTTTCAGGAGTACACGGGTCGGGGAAGACTACTTTCATCAAAGAACTTTCCCGTGAACTTACACGTCTCTACCCGAAGAGGGAGCCAGAAATTCTCCCCTCCTTTACCCGTGAAGTTATGAAGGAGCAGGGTTGGGAGAACGGTGAGGAGGGGGAAGCTCTCCTTCCTGCCTACTGCTCTACTAAGAGGAGTAAGGCAATTCACGAGTACGGTTCGTATCGTGACCCTCTCTTTCTCATCTCAGATCGTTGTGCTATTGACGAGAGGGTCTATGCCGAACTGACCAAGGGAGGTGAAGTTTCTCTCCCCACTATCGAAGAGTGCGAGGCGGAAGAGAGTGAATTTTTTACCTTCCGAGTCCTGAAAAAGATGCCTTCTTTCCTCGAACTCGAAGACGACGGTATACGTCCTCAGGATAAGGAGTTCCACCGTAGGGTTGAGGAGAAGTTCGACGAAGCTTTTCGGGAGAGGTTCCTTCTAAGTAACGGCGAGTATTCTCCCTACGTCTTCATCACTGACCCAGACAAGGACGTACATGAGCTTGTGAAAGAGTTCGTAGGGCGGATTCACGAGCTCGAAGGCGATGAAATCTACTTCCACACCTCGTACGACAACTACCTCTAACTAGGACAGTACAATATGAACTCTACTCTCTTCTCCTACACGGCAGGGGCTCTCAAGAAAATCGAGAACTCCTCCAGGGTTTGCTCCTCTTGTCGTAGAACTGACGTTGAGCTGCTTGAGAATGGACAGAAGGTGAATAGCCTTAAGCACAACTCCGGCGACTTCATGGCTCCTCATGTCTACACCGACAAAGAGATTGACTTCTTCTGTGAAAATTGCTCTACTACCTCTAGTAAGGACACGAGACTCGGAGAGACTACAAGAGGCATGACGAAGGTCCTTCGCGGACTTCGTTGCGATCTCAGTGACGAGAACTTTGCGGGGACTCCCGGACGTGTCTCTCGCTTTCTTCTCGATCACTTTCGCCCTCTTGACGAAGTAGCCGATGAGCTCTACCGCTACAAGTTGAGCTCCTTCCCGTCCAACTATCGCGGGGTTGTCTCTCAGTCTGGGATTAAGTCTTCAGGTCTCTGCCCTCACCACTTCCTCCCAGTGATCTACGATGTCGATGTCGCCTATGTTCCTAAGAGTAGGGCAGTTGGCCTCTCGAAACTAGCTCGCCTCGTGAAGACAATCGGGAATCTCCCCCTCCTCCAGGAGGACTTTACGAATGAAGTCGCAGCACAGATTCGCCAGATGGTAGGTGCAGATGATATTGCCGTCGTCGTAAGAGGCACTCACACTTGTATGAGTACTCGAGGCGTTAGCTCCTCTGCTCCCACCGTTACTTCTTGCATGGAGGGTGACTTCTTCTTTGATATCAACTCTCGCAACGAAGTTCTCGAGCTTTTCAAGAGGGGGCGAATCTGATGATCAACACTTGGGGAGCTGAACTTGAATGGACTGATTGGGACACTCGCATTGAACTCCCGGACTACCTAGGAGTACTCGACTCTAAAGAGAAAGATGTTTGCAACCTGGACGGTACCGCTTACAACTACACCCATATGGGTGGTGAGATTTGCATGGTCCCGACCCTGTCTGCCTCCCAGTTGGCAGAAAACTTTGCTACCCTCAAGTCGGTTTGCAATCCCGGAGTCAACTATCGCTCCTTCACTCACATTCACATCGGTGGAGTGACTCTGGAGGAAGCGAAGAAGATTCTCACCTACTCCGTTGAGATCAAGGACTTCGTCAAGTATCAACTCTCGCCTACTCCCAACCCTGGTAGGCTCGATGAGGAGTCGGTTAAGAACTGGAAGTCCTTCCGCGGGAAGGTCAACTCCTGGATGTACCGGGTTGTCCCTGCTGTTTGTGTAGAAGAAGCCCTCCAGGCGAAGACGATTGACGAACTCGTCAATGCTCACTATCCGAGACACAAGGACGGGAGGGGCCGCACCTATTCAGTTACGCCTAGGACGGGAGTAAACCTTCGTAGTCTTCGGAAGCATGGCACGGTTGAGTTCCGTTTCTTCTGGGGTACGGTCGACGTGGGGGAGTTCAAGGAGTGTCTTCGCTTCGTTCAGGCCTTCTTCGATCATGCCTGTGGCGATCGAGCGCCTATTGAAGAGTGGTGCGTAGACTTCAATCTTCCCAAGGCAATCCCGTTCAATCCTGAACATGAGAAGACGTTTCTAAAGACTCGTTCCAGTTGAGATCTTTTATAGGAAAACTTATAATATTAGTAAGGAGTTGATATGAAAGCAGCAGTTAACCCACCTTTCGCAGCGCAACATTGGGACCTTGGTTCCATGTCCTACGCTCTCGCACACCTCGTAGAGCAATCCCCGGAGTACAAGAAGCGCACTCTCAAGCTCACCCAGAGCCTCCACGAGAACCGAACCGCCCCTCTAATCCTCGACAACGGAGCGGACGAACTCGGTGAGGGTTTCTACGGAGCCCGCTTCTTCGACATGATCTCTGAGATTCAGCCCTACGAGGTCATTGCCCCAGATGTTCTCGGGAACCTCGAGAAGACCCGAGAGCGTACTTTCACCTTCCTGGACGACTCCAACGACCAGATTCCCTACGGAACTGGTATCATGGCAGTTCTCCAGGGAGACGACCGAGACAAGGTTCTCGAACTTCTCCGAGAATACGAGGAAGATGACCGGATTACAACGATCGGCATTCCGTACGATCTCCTGTTCGTGACTCCGACCGACATCGAACTCCCGTCTTTCTCCACGAGTCACAAGTCTTGGGAACACTCTCGTCGACGTGCCGCCTTCCTCTTCAGCGAAGACTTCCAGGCGACCTGCAAGAAGGAGATTCACCTCCTCGGGATGAACACTCTCTGGGAGTTCTCACTCTACAAGAGGTTCGAGGAGAAAGTTCCGGCAAACCTTCGTAGTAACGATACTACCGCCCCGTTTGCCGCCGGACTCGACCTTAACGCCTGGAAGTCGGTTGAAGACTCGGGTGACAAGAATTGGCCTGCACTCAAGTTCGAGTGGAAGCCTCTCGCCGACCAGGCCGTGAAGTCTCTTCACAATCTCATTCTCTACTTCGATGCCGTTGGTGACGTCGAAGCACTCAAGAAAGCCCAGGCCTTGGAAGATTCCGGGTGGACTTATGGCCGTCAATAACGACCCCCTTCTCCTAATCCTCGACGGGAACAATCTCCTCATTCGAGCTTTCTTCGCACATCGTTGGAAGACCGAGGACGGATATGAATACCTGAAGAACGCTGACGGAGAGTTGACCGGAGGGGTCTACGGAGCACTCTCTTCTCTCTTCAAGTACTACCGGATTTTCCAGCCGACTCATATTCTCTGGACGTTTGACTGGGGTAAGAGCGAGTATCGTTCCTCTCTCGACCAGGACTACAAGGGTAATCGAGTTCACTCGGAGAAGGACGGGGTCCTTACCCAGTTCGGTCCTCTTGAGAAGGCTCTTAGTCTCCTGGGAGTACGACACTACCGCGAGAAGAACGTTGAAGCCGACGATATTATGGCATCGGCAGCTCTCAGCGCAGAATCGCTTAGTGTCCCGTCAGTAATCATCTCCACTGACCACGACCTTCGACAGCTCGTTAGTGACAAGATCACGGTTGTCAAACCCTCCATGGGTAAAGCTCCTGAGACGATCTTCAACAAGAAGAAGTCCGACGCGTTTCCTCTCCCACCACGCCGTATGCCTGAGATTTGGGCTTTGACTGGAGACTCTTCGGACAACATCGCAGGAATCAAGGGTATTGGCCCAGCCAAAGCCAGGAAGCTTATCGAAAAGTACGGCAATCTCGACACTCTCCTCGAAGAATACGACAAGTTCACCGAAGAGGAAGTCGAGCGAGTCCGTACCAACTACCGTCTCATTAAGCTGAATGGAGATCTTGCAACCTACTCTAACTTCCCTTTTAGTAGCTGTGAGTTTCTCCCGGGTGAGATCGACACTGAGTCTCTCAATGATTTCTTCGACAAGTACGGGTTCAAGAAGTTCAAGACACAGCTTCAGAAAGGAGAACTGCTATGACCCTCAACATTAACGAAGTCTTCGGACCTACGATTCAGGGTGAGGGGCGCTTCACAGGGCGTCGAGCCTTCTTCGTGAGGACCTCCCGTTGCCCTCTCGCCTGCTCCTTCTGTGACACCCCCTACACTTGGGCTTTCACCGAAAACAAGGCGAAGAAACACCGTGAGGGAGTTAAGTACAACCAGATCCTCGAAGAGCATCAAATGTCCTCCGAGGAGGTCGTCGAAAAACTCGATGGTCTCGGACTCAAGTTAGGTGACCTGGTTGTTCTCACGGGCGGAGAGCCTCTCCTTCAGGCATCTGAGATCAAGGAGTTAGTCAATACTCTTCTCTCTAAGGGATGTTTGGTTCAGTTCGAGACGGCTGGAGTTCTCAAGCCTCCCCACTTCGACGATGACTTGCGAGTCTTCTACTCTGTTTCTCCGAAACTCGAGAATTCTGGGAACCCCCTCCGAGTCCGGTTTAGGCCTGAAGTTCTCAAGGAGCTCAACTCTCGTAGTGCGGACTTCAAGTTCGTTTGTGCCTCTCTCGAAGACCTCGACGAAGTCCACGAGTTTTGCCACACTATTGGCATTAGTCCTAGCCACGTATGGATTATGCCTGAGGGTGTAACTCACGAAGTCTGCCGGGAACACGCCAAACTCATCATCGACAAGGCACTCGAACTTGGATACAACTTCTCGATGAGAGTCCACGTAGCGATCTGGGGAACGGAGCGAGGACGATGAATAACCAGACTGAACAATTGAGGGGGCTTTCTCTCTGGGCTCTTAACTCGTCTTACACAGACGACATTATCCTTGAGATGGCGAAGATCCAGTCTGAGCAAAACCCCTACTACAAGAAGTTCCTTGAGTTCAAAGGTAAAAATGCCTCCCAGTGGGAGACCGTTGACGACATTGTTCCGATCCCTATTGAGATTTACAAAGAATCAAAGTCTCTCGTCAAGTCCGGGCAGTTCGAACCTGTGAAGGTTTGGGAGTCTTCAGGTACTTCAGGGAATTCTTCTCGTACCCCTCTTGAGGATACTGGAGTCTACGAGTGCACTATCCAGAGGCAATTTTCTGAGGTTTACGAAGACACCTCTCGACTAGACACTGTTGTTTTTGTCCCTACCTCTAGCGAGTGGCCACACTCCTCCTTGGCATATATGTTCGATTTCGGAGTTAGTGAAGTGTTCCCTCCGAATAACACTTTCCGTCTCGTTAAGGCACCCCAGGGAAGGGTTGAAGTAGCCAGTAACCTAGATGATCTCATCCTCGAAATTACACGCAAGGCTCTCGACGGTAGGAGATTTTTACTTTACGGGATTTCTTACCTCTTCATTGTTGTCATGGAGGAGATTCGCAAGTTCGGCTTCAAACCCTTCCTGGGAAGGAACCCGATCATTACCGACACAGGCGGCTACAAGGGTGTCACCCGGAACTATTCGCGTGAAGAGTTCATCAAGCTCTTCAACGAAACCTTCTCTTACAAAGGTGAAGTCAAGTTTGTGACCGAGTACGGGATGTCTGAGCTCAATTCTCCTTTCTGGGGTGAGGGGATTGATCCTGTATTTCGTATCCCGAATTGGGTTCGAGTTAGAATCGACGGCGAGACAAACCAGTTGACTATTTTCGACCCCGGCCTCTACTCCACTTGTGTCGCTCTCAAGACTCAAGACCGAGCCGAACTAGTAGACAAAGACCACATTCGTCTCCTTGGGAGACTTCCAGGGGCTAGTATGAAGGGTTGTTCTATTTCAGCCGAAAGGGCAAGGCGATGAGTTACCTACGCAAAGATGCACTTCAAGAGAAAGCAGTGAAGTACCTTGAGGCAGTTGATCTTCTCCCCCGAGAGGTAGCTAGAAGGGTTTCGAACTACCTCGGAGGTAGTGTCTCAGACTACATCTTCGACTTCGTAGAAGGGATGAGACTCGAACTCGTCTCTACGAAGGTCGGAGTGGTCTTGGCCTCCACTGGATCGACGACACCTTATGAGTCCCTCTTCTTCCCCTTCCTCTTCTCAGATGAACTCCGTGTCTCGGTGAGTCGTGACTATGAGGACAAAGAGTCTCTTAGCAAGTTCCTCGAGAAGCTTGGCATTCGAGAGTACAACAGAAACACTTTCGTATTCGAAGACCTCGATAGTCTTGTTCTCTACGGCTCTCACGAAGTTCTCGATTTCTACCAGGAGAAGTTCCACGGCAAGATTGCCTTCTATGGCCCCGCTCTTTCGGTCGCCTATGTTACCCCTGAAGATCTCAAGAACCCTAACGTAGTTGAGGGATTAGCAGAGGACGTTTCCGTAGAAGGTGGGCTAGGGTGTCTCAACACTAAGATCATTGTCTCTGACGCCTCTCTTTCAGAGTTCGACCCAGTCGTAGAGTCTTTCAAGCACCCTTGGAGAGACGAAGACGCCGCGATTGTTAGGGCGATTACGGTAGACTCGAAGGTTTCTGGACGCTTCCCTCTTTTTTCTAGTCACCAAATCTTCCCTCTCCCTGGTACGAGTGCACTTATTGTCCCGACCTCTTCCGTCGATAAGAAGTTCTACTATGACTTTAGTCCGAACTGGGTCTCTACACTCTCTGTTTCTTCAAGAGAGAGACTCGAAGACGGAGTAGTCCTTAAGATTCTTGAGGAGTGGAGGCCTACACGCATTTGCTACATTGGTGAGTCCCAGAAGCCCACTACAGATTGGACTCATGACGGTGCCGTAGAACCCTTCAACTTTTCTATCTTCCGCAATACACAGTTAGGAGTAATCTGATGACCATTCAGCAAGATTTCCGAAAGTACGTGGCTCAAACCTCCCCGTCTCCTTACGGACTCGTCGTAGAGAAAGCGGAAGGCCCCCACCTCTACGGCTCTTTCTCCGGTGTTGGAGAGACTCGACCCTTCTTCGACTTCACTTCCGGCATCGGAGTGAACTCCCTGGGGGCAAGAAACCACAAGGCCACTTTCGCGATCGTTGAGCAGGCACTCGATTACGGCCACACTACGGTCTATGGAGAGCACGTCCAGTCCGCCCAGGTCGAGTACGCTAAGGCTCTCGTTGAGAAGTGGGGCGAGGGGGGCCAAGTCTTCTTCCAGAATTCCGGGTCGGAGGCGAACGACCTCGCCTTGAAGATGGTTCGCAAGATCACAGGCAAGAAGAATGTTCTCGCCCTGACGAAGGCTTTCCACGGACGAGGCTACGGCCCGATGCAGTTGACCTGGAACGCCAAGTATCGTGAAGGCTTCGGGGTAGATGATTCTTGCACTCGCTGGATTGACCCTTTCAAGCCCCTCTTCACCCAGATCGAAGAACTCGAACCCGACTTCCTCGAAAACCTGGGTGGTGTGTTTGTCGAACTCGTCCAGGGTGAGGGTGGATGTAGGGCTCTACCCCAAGAGTTCGTAGATGAGCTCTTCAATTGGTGTCATAAGAACAACATCATGACTGTTGTCGATGAGGTTCAGACCGGGTTCGGCCGTACCGGACAGTTCTTTGCCCAGGACACCTACAGCGTTCGAGCCTCTATCACAACTATCGGTAAGGCCGGTGGTGGGGGACTTCCGTTTGGAGCGGTTATTTCTTCGAAGAAGAACTTCGAAAAGCTCCAGGACCCACCCCTCTCCCACCTGACTACTTTCGGTGGCAACCCGATCGTATGTGCCGCTGGACTCGAGATTCTCAAGCAGGTCACCCCTGAACTGCTCAAGAACGTCGAAGAGTGCTCTCGCTTCATGACTGCCCAATACCGCATTTGGGCAGAGAAGTACCCAAGCGTTGTTGAGGGTTACAACGGACGGGGCCTAATGCTTGCTCTTCGTCTCAAGAGCAAGGAAGCGGCTTGGGAGCTTTTCGAAACCGCTCGTGAAGAGAACTTGATTCTCGCCATCAAGCTCAACAACCCGACCGTTGTAAGGACTACAATCCCTCTCAACACGTCTCTGGACGACCTCAAGAGTGCGTTTAAGAGTCTCGAAGCGGCCGTAGCCGTAGTTGAGAAGGAACTCTCGTGACTACGGCGATTCTAAACCCTCGACGTCTTGCTACTCTAGGCGTTGTCACCAATCTTCTTCAGGAGAACATCTCCTGCAACTCGATTGATCTCCGCATCCACCGGGTGTATGAGATCCGGGGACACCTCGACTTGACCCAAGAGGAGCGTATTCTCCCGGAGTTCATCGAAGTGGAGTTCGACGACATTCTCGTACTCGAACCTCACAAGACCTACCAGATAGAGTTCTACGAGAAAGTGCACTTGACGAGTTCTCTATGCGCTATCTCTATTCTCCGCTCTACTCTCTTCAAGTCGGGTGCCTCCGGTGAGGTAGGCCTCTACGATTCCGGCTATTCGGGTTCGACCGGAATGACGGTCACTCCAAGCATTCCTCTTTACGTACGGAGAGGGACTAGTATCGCACAACTTCTCGTCTTCTCTTGTGACTCCAACAAGACCTACGGCGGATTCTACAAGAACGACGACTGGCGCTGACACACTTTAAACACTTCAGGAGGATCAAATGAAGTTTTCAGAGCTTGATAGGTTTGAGAAGAAGTATTCACTTCGAGTGGAGGACTTCGACAAGAGTCGTCTCGGAGAGTACTACACTTGGCTATGCTTGACGTACCAGAAGAGAGTCATTCCCCGTGAGGAAGAGCTCAAGTTCGCTAGACTCTTCTGGTACACCGTACTCCGTCTCGAGAAGACCGAACTCTTCAAGGATAGAGACATCTCTCCTAAGCTCCTCCTCAAGTGGCTTTTCTGGCGAGATTCCGGCTATCGCCACTACTCCGACGGTGATCGTCCGATTTGCCCCGGATGGTTTCTCAAGGCCAACTCGGATTGGCAAGAGTCCCAATACCGCGATATGACGACTCAAGTCATCTACGAGAGTGGGGCAGTTACTATGCAGGCCAAGAAGCCGGTCGTTTCTGGTATCTTCGAGGAGTTCTAATGAGGTCGATCAAGGGAGAGATTCTACGTTACCGGTTTCTTACTGATAGTGAAGTCTCCTACCTCGCCTCTACGGACCCTCGCTTCCTAAGGGATCCTGACGAGTTTTGCCCTACTTGTGGTGGCGAGAAGAGTTACAAGTTTCGAGGAACTGTCTACGAATGTGATTGTCAACTCCAATGGCAACTCTGGAAGCATTATAGCGTCTCTAACATTGGCTCTACTTATCAGCGTCTCGATTGGACAGATTACACCTCCGAAGAGAGAGGCCCGTTCGAAACCGCTCTTCTCTTCCGAGACAACTTCAAGGAGTTGATCTCTCGGGGGCTAGGTCTCCTCTTCGGAGGTGGAGTTGGTGTTGGTAAGACAATGCTCCTCTCTCTTCTCCTCAAGGACTTGGTCAAGTCCGGAGTTTCCTGCTACTCCTCGACTGTGACGCAACTCATCGAGACTTTCGACAACGGCTACCACGACTACGCTAGGAGAGAGTTTTTCGAAGAGAAGACGTTCAAGTCCGAGGTTCTTCTCCTGGACGATTTAGGCCGTGAACGTGACACAGTTCATGCCAGGGAGGTCGTCGAGACGATTCTTCGAAGACGAACTCAAGCAGGTCAAACCACACTCATTACTACTAACAAGTCCAAGCAAGACCTTGAAGCTGTCTACCCTCCTCAAGTTCTCTCATTGATCTTCGAGAAGAACAAAGGCATCTGGTGGAATGTCGAAGATTTCCGAGCTCCGGAAACTCATCGAGGCCCTAGTATGGGTTCTAAGCAAATCAACGAAGTTCTCTCAGGCGAAAGGAGGCCGATCTTTTGATCGATCTAGACAAGGCTCTACTCGGCTTTATCGAGCAGGGTCACATTCGACGAATCTTCGACCTTGGTATTCGCTCTGAACACATCTATGACCCTCTCTACCGGAACGCTTTCGAGTTCTCACAGCGGTATTGGGAGGACTCTTCACTTCTCAAGACCCCGACTAAGAAGGTTCTTCTCGAAGAGTTCCCTTCTATCGAGATTGTTGAACCCGAAGAGTCATTGACTTGGGTCGTTGAAAAACTTCGGGAGAGATTTACAAGGACTCGTGTCCAGAATGTTCTCCGTAAGGCCGCTGAAGACCTAGACGAACTCCCCCTCGAATCGGCACGTGAAGCCTACCAGGAACTCTGGGAAGTTCTCGCTTCGGTGACAGAGAGGAAGAATCGCTCTGATATCTCCTCGAACGTTCTCGAGAGGCAGTCACGCTATGCCACCCGAGTCTCTGAGTTTGATCCTGACCCGTTTGGACTCGGACTCCCTGATGTTGATAAACACATCGGTGGTATTAGGCCAGGTGAACTCGCTGTTGTCTCTGCTTATGCTAAGACTGGTAAGACTCAACTACTCTGTAAGTCGGCAGTGGAGGCTAGGAGGAAGGGGCTCACCCCTCTTCTCGTCTCTATGGAGGTCTCTGTCCCAGACATGGAGGACCGCCTAGATGGCTACATCAGCGGCTTGGACATGACGAGTATTAGCAACGGTAACCTCACTCGTGAAGAAGTCCTGCGTCTCAAGAGGGCTCAGGAGGAGTTCGCCTCTCTCGGACACTTCTATGTTGAGAAGCCTACCCGAGATGATCGCACTGTCCAGTCCATCGTGAACAGAGCACGAGAGGTTGAAGCTGACATCATTCTCATCGATCAGCTTTCGTTCATCAAGCCCCGACGTGACTACAGGGACCGTCGTTCCGCTTATGAAGAGATTATGGAAGACCTCAAGTCCTCGATCTCTGAAGATGAAGAGTCGATGTTCCCGACTATCATGGCAGTTCAGTTGAACCGAGCCTCTGTTCAAGAGGGCGAAGAACTTGGTATGCAAAACCTCGCCGTCTCCTCCTCGATTGAACAGTTCGCTGACATTGTCTTTGGTCTTCAGCAGTCACGTGAACTTCGTACGAACAACTCTATGTTCCTCAAGATTCTTGGTATCCGTCGTGGTTCTCCTGAAGAGTGGCTTCTAAACTGGAGTCTCAAGGGACAAACGAAGATCGAGTCTCGAGGAACTATTGCAAGTGTGACTGGAGTAGAGTAATGAGAAGTGGTTTTTCTAGTATTGCGAGAGCTAACAAGAGGCAGTACTTACAGATCGTCAAGAATATAGACGCCGAAGACGTTCTCGACTACTACCAAGCCGACAACGTCTCACTCTCCCACTCCTCCAACGGCGATGAGTTAGTTCACAGTTGTCTCATCGACCGAGTTGACCCTCACCACTCTCACAGAGACTCTACTCCTACAGCTTGTCTAAGCGTTGACGACAAACTCTACCACTGTTTCGCTTACGGAGGTGGAGACCTTTTCTGGCTTCTAGAGAAACTTGAAGGCTCCTGGGAAGGTGCCGTTAAAGTCATCCAAAAGCTCTCTAGAGGTGTCCAAGACCAGGACTCCAAGTCTTTTCTCGAAGAGATTAACAAACTTCTCTCGCCTGACTATAGAGTAAAACCTATACTCCCGACCTATTCCCCTGAGATTCTCGATAGCTGGAACTTCATTCATCCCTACGTCTCCTCTCGTGGCGTCTCTGACGACGTTGTCATTCGCCATAGAGTGGGGTATGACCCCGAGTCGAATCGTATTACTCTCCCACTCTTCTGGAACGGAGAGTTAGTTGGGTGGCAAAAGAGGGTTCTTCCTCCTCAAACTCACCCCAAGTACCAGAACTCGCCTGGGTTCCCGAAGAGTGAAGTTCTCTACTTGGGTGGTGAAGAATCCGACGAAGTCCTCGTAGTGGAGTCAATCTTCTCAGTTCTCGTAGGTGAAACTCTCCAAGAGAAGGGCCTTCTTCCTGGTCTAAGACTCGCTTCTACACTCGGTGCTAAGGTTTCGGACGAGCAAACTAGACTTCTCCGGAACTACTCGAAGGTTACGATATGGTTCGATGATGACCAGGCCGGCAAGAGTGGGGCTTTGAGACTCTTGAGAGGACTCAGCGACTATACAAGTGTGAGTGTAGTCAACGAGACAGGCCAGGAAGATGATCTCGCAGGGCTCCCTCCGGACGAAGTCGTCAAGCGTTTCGAAAACCGGGAAGTGAGCTTTCTAAGTGAAGCAAGGCTTAAAAAGCAACTCGCAGTTGATGGATTATAAGATTTCCTATATAATTAGTAGTACGGACTAAAGTCCTACCCAACGATACACCTAGGAGAACAACAATGTCATTCAGAAGCGGTTTCGGAGCAGTTGAAAAGGCAGCGCAGTCTACTAACCAGAACTCGGGAGGTTCCTGGTTCACGATCTACTGGAAGGATTCTACGGGTCAGGGCGACCTCAAGATCCTCCGCAATCTTTCGGATGACCCGATTGTAGTGGGTCTCCACGAGTACATTCCTTGCAACGACGGAAAACGTCGTACCTTCGTATGCACCAAGGAACTCGACAAGAATCGCCGTTGCCCCATTTGCGAGGACATGGTCCAGACGAATCCGGATGGCACCACTCGCCCTTATCGTCCTCGCGACATTGCCATTTCTCTCGCCGTTCTTCGAGAAGAGAAGCAAATCTCTCGTGGAGAGTTTGAGTACTCCGATGTCACCGAAGAGGTTGAAGTAACGAGTGAGATTGCCGAGAAAGCTAAGAGTCTCGGACTTGACCTTGAGATTGGTGAGAAACTTACTGTTCCTCAGGTCGGTTTCGTCCAGAACTCTCTCACGAACTTCTGGAACAACCTCAATGGGTTCTTCGCCCGTTACGGTACGATCATGGACCGTGACTACGCTATTACCCGACACGGTAACGGGCTCGATACCAAGTACCAGATCGTTCCGTGTGACGTAGTTGAAGAACTCCGTGATCCTGAGAAGGTTGAAGACCGCTACAAGATCGCCAAGCTCTTCCACCTCTCCGTCCAGGACTACCTCGAGATTCTCGGCTCCGAAAACTACTACAAGAAACACCTCGGACCTGGTAGTGATTCGGCACCTGCGCCTTCTTCCAACTCCGCGGGGTCCCTTTCCCTTCAGGACCAGATCCGCGAATACCGCTCCAAGTAATCTCTCCTACTCCCCGTCCACTTCACTGTAGGCGGGGAGTAGGTTTCCTGAGGAGGAAGCATGGGTAAGTACGTTTCACTTCACACACACAGTGAGTTCTCTTTTCTTGACGGGTATGCTTCCATCAAGCAAATCGCCGATCGAGTCAAGGAGATTAACGGAACGGCTGTTGGCCTCACTGACCACGGTGAAGTGAGTGGCCACATTTTTCTCGAAGAAGCCTGCAAAGAAGTAGGCATCACTCCAATCTACGGCATGGAGGGCTACGTCGTAGACTCTATCGAAGAGACCAAAGCGACTAAGTCTCGACTCAATTCCCACTATTGCGTTTGGGCCGAAACCTCGAAGGGTCTCTCGAATCTCTGGGCGATTTCTTCCCTAGCCTATATTGAGGGGTTCTACTACCGCCCCCTCGCTGACTGGGAGATGCTCAAGAAGTACAGCGAAGGTCTCATCGCCTCCGATGGTTGTCTTCTCTCTAACACAGCCCGCTTCCTCGTTGAAGACAAGTACGAGGAAGCCAAGGCGTGGGTTTCGAAGTTCATTAGTGTGTTCGGGAAAGAGAACTTCTTCCTCGAACTTCACACGTGGCAGATGATTGACTCCAAAAACCCCCACGATCTTGAAGTTAGCCAGCAAATCACCAAGATGAATCACGGGAAGGTTCGACTCGCACGAGAACTTGGCCTCGGTCTCATTGTAGTGAATGACGCCCACTACGCTGAGAGATGTCACTTTGAGAATCACCAGATCGTCTGGGCTATGTCTACGAACCAGGACCAGTTCGACACTAGAGGCGAAACCGCCGCCTGGATCATGGACGACGACGAGATCTATTACTGGATGAATCGACACGGTATTAGTGACGACATCATCGAGGAAGCGATCGAGAACACCTCCAAGATCGCCGAGAGGTGTAGAGGGGTTGAAATTAGCAAGAAACTCCACGAGCCTCTCATTACTGGGGACTTTATTAAGGACGAGCAACTCTTCCTCTCCAATGTAGAGTCCGGCTTCAAAGAGAAGATCGTAAAGCAGTTCGATGCCGGTGTTGAGATGCCTGACACTCTCGGAAATTACAGGGAACGTCTAGACTACGAACTTAGCATTATTCTGGCAAAAGGCTTCCCCGGCTACTTCAATATTGTGGCTGACTATTGTAAGTTCGCTAAGAACCCAGCGACCGTTCCTTTCAAGAAGTCCTCTTGGCTAGTAGGACCCGCTCGTGGTTCGGGTGGAGGCTCTTTAACAGCTTTCCTACTCGACATTACTGAGATCGACCCTATTAAATACGGACTCATGTTCGAGAGGTTCCTCAATCCTCAGCGAGGTTCCCTTCTCTACATCGACGTTGGAGTCGAGACTCTAACTCTTGGCCCCGGTGAGAGAGTTTCCCTCGAGGATGGCAGCGAAGTAATGGCACGCTTCCTCAAGCCCGGTGACCGAATCAAACTTCAGGAGACCAAGAAGAAGTCGATCGACTACAAAGACTTCGGTGAGGATCTAGTAGGCGAAGTAGTCTCAGTTGAGGAGAAGATTGGCGGTCTACCTGATATCGACCTCGACTTCCCTCAATCACACCGTGGACAAGTCAAAGAGTACCTCTCTTGGCGTTTTGGCCGAGACAAAGTTTGTGGTATCGGGACGTTCTCGCGCCTTCAGGCCCGCGGTCTTCTCCGGGATCTCGGTAGGGCACTCCAAATCCCAATCGACGATGTCAATAAGATGTCCGAAGTTATCGATGAAGTCAAAGACATCGACACGGCAAACGTAGAAGTCACCTGGGATCAGATCCTTCGTGAAACTGGAGGAGAACTCGCTGTTTGGGCGACCAAGTACCCTCGACTCTTTGAGAAGATGTCCGAGATGGTAGGCATGGTACGCCAGTCCTCTAAGCATGCCGCAGGTATTCTAATCTCTGACGTCTCCTTGATTGGCCAACTCCCTCTCAGGGTCAAGAACAATGAGATTGTCTCACAGTTCGACGGACCTACTGTTGAGAAGCTCGGGTTCATTAAGTACGACGTCCTCGGCATCCGACATCTCGATACTCTCATGGAGTGTGATAGACTTGCACACGGAGAGGAGGATCCGAAGCGTCTCTATCAACTCTCCGAAGAGACTATGGCCCTACCTGAGATTTGGGAGCAAGTCAACGGAGGCGACTCAACTGGTATTTTCCAGATTGAAACGACCTCCTTCAAAGCACTTCTACCCGACTTTAAGGCGAAGAACGAGAGGGACGTCGCCGACTTGATCGCCGTCAACCGTCCTGGCGTTACGAGGTCAGGCCAGTTGGACGTCTATATGAAGCGTCGAATGGGTGAAGAAGAGATTAAGACTCCTCACCTGCTCATGGCTGAAGTTCTCGCCCCTACGTTCGGAGTAGCGGTCTACCAAGAACAGGTTATGAAACTCTTCCAGGTTCTTGCCGGTTACTCTCTCGTAGAAGCCGATGGCGTTCGCAAGATCATGGGTAAGATGCTCTACGATAAGATGCTCGAAGAGAAACCGAGGTTCATCGAACGATGTGTTAACAATCCTGAGTTCCTCGAGGGTTGCGTAGGTGACCCTGTGAAGGTCGCCAATGAGTGCTGGAAGATGCTCGAGAAGGCTGGCATCTATGTGTTCAACTCGGCTCACTCACAGGCCTACGCTATGATCTCGACTTGGGGCGTCTACGAAAAGTACTTCTTCCCCAGAGAGTATCTTACGGCTCTCATGCGAACTGATCCAGGTAGAGCAAATCTTTACGTGAAGGAGGCTCGTCGCACTGGCATCCCTATCCTTCCTCCCGATGTAAACGAGTCTGATGAGAGGTTTACGCTAACTAAGAGTGGTATCCGCTGGGGTCTCGGAGACATCAAGAATGTAGGCGCTTCTGCCGTTAAGGAGATTCTCAAGTATCGCCCCTACGAATCACTCGACGACTACCTCTCTAAGACTTCTGGCAGAGGCGGACGAAAAAAGACTGTTGTCGAGAACCTTATCAAGATCGGTGCCTTTGACTCCCTTAACTCAGATAGGAGAGAACTTCTCTCGTACTTCTACAAGAAGAACAAGATCGACTCCTCTGTCCCTGACTTCTCTGACGAGAACGTCATTTTTGACATCGAAATGACACTCGCTGGGAACTATATTACCCACGACCCTCTCGAGAAGTATCTCGACATTCTCGATGCTATGGCTCTCAAGTCTCCACGAGAAATGAACGGACTCAAGGTCGGCGAGGTGGCTAGAATCGGTGGTATGATTTCTAGTCTTCGAACTCATCAAGCCCGAAACGGTGAGATGGCTTTCATTGAAGTAACCTACAATGAGGAGGTCTTCCCAGCGACCGTCTTCTCGAACAAGTGGGTCCCGAACAAGATTCTCTACCAGGTCGGTCGCCCTGTCCTTCTCGAAGTTAAGAGACTTGACCGGGGAGTTATGGTGCAGGAAGTCCTGCGTCTTGACTACCTCGAAGACTAGGTTTCTGTTTTTCGTCCTTTACCCTACCAGGCTAACACTCGATTTAGTGGATTGATTATAGGGGAGAGACACGAGAAACATCGAGACTACTACCACTACTACTCCCAAGTACGAGTTCTTTCGTTAGAAAGGGTTTTTCATGGCACGTATTTCAACACTCGAAGCACTCAAGACTCAACTCCAAAACCGCTACGGTGAGAAGTCAGCGATGCTCGCTTCTGAGATTCCACCCTACCGCACTTTCTCAACAGGTTCCCTAGCACTTGACTACGCTACGGGTGTTGGCGGCCTCCCCACCAACCGAGTCGTAGAGTTCGCTGGAGCTCCTGGCGTAGGTAAGACTACAATCACCCTCCACGCGGTGAACAATTGCCTCAAACTCTTCCCGGACAGGTTTTGCCTCTACATCGACGCCGAACATCGCTTGACTCCTGATTGGGTGAAGGCCTTCGTTGAAGATTGGGAGAGGGTTATCGTAGTTGCTCCGGATCACGTAGAACAAGCAACCGATATGTACACGGACGCCGTTTCTACCGGAGAGTGCGCCATCGCCGTCTTCGACTCCATTGGTGGCACTCCCTCACAGAGAGTTACTGGCAAGTCCGCTGAGATCGGGAACATTGGTGGCAACGCTCTTGCCATCACTCGATTCTCGCAGTTCGCCCAGATCATGTCTGGTAAGTACGAGACGTGTACGATTGGCATCAACCAGATTCGTGAAGACATGTCCGGATATCATCGTCTAATGACTCCGGGTGGGAAGTCCTGGCAACACGCTGCTTCTCTCCGTGTTGAGCTTAAGAGAGGCCAAGGTAAGGTCTTCGAGAAGGTTGACGGAGACGACTTGCAAGTAGGTTTCTCGGTTGTCGCCAAGGTTCACAAAAACTCCCTTTCCGCTCCTGGACGTTCAACCTACTTCTGGTTCTACAATCTCGAGTCGAAGTACGGCTTCGGTATTGACTTCCTTGATGAGATTACCCGTCTAGCTATGCTGGCGGACGTCATCGAGAATCCAGCGAGAGGGACTTACACCTACCCCGAGTTCCCGGATGGCAAAATCCGTGGCAAGGACAATGTGATTCTCTTCGTGAAAGAGCACCCAGAGATTCAGGAGGCTTTGAAAGAGAAGGTTCTCGCGAAACTTAAGGGTCACGAGATTCAAGGAGTCGCCCAGTCTTTCGATATCGACAACGCCGCAGGTTCTGATTTCGACGAGACAGGCTTTTTGAAGAGGCTCAACGAAGGCTAGAAACTACAATTTTTCCAGGGTTCCGGTTGATGGATTATAAGAATTCCTATATAATTAGGATATGAGTAATCAGGGTTCAACTCCGGAAGTTGACTGGAAAACACACGAGAGAGAGGTCGCTGAAACACTCGGCCTCTCTCTCACTATTTCTTCAGGGAACCAATTCAACGATCCTGGAGACGGCGTAACCCCAGGACACTGGACGGAGAGTAACTTCCCTCTCCTCGTCGACTGCAAGGCTACAAGAAAGAAGTCGTATAGTCTTGAAAGAGTCTTCTTAGACTCCTGGGAGGAGAAGGCACGTGGGATGGGTAAGACCTTTGCACTTCCCGTTCGCTTCGAATACGAGGAGAAGGCTCGACTGAAGAAGTCAGATTGGATCGCCCTCCCTCTCCGAGACTTCTCTGAACTTCTTTCTCTCAAAGAACAACCCAAAGCCGCTACTCCGAATCTCGAGAAGATCGTTGAAGTGGTTGACTTTCTTGAGAAGCTCTACAGAGCCTCTCAAACGCCCTCCATGAAAACAAAGGTTCTCGAACAGATGAACAAACTTGAGGAGTTTCTCAGTGATTGGAACTAGACTACTCGACTCTCTTGGTAGAGGTGAACTTCTTGTTCCCTACCTCGAAAAGTCGATTCTCTCTGACAATTGGCCAGACCACTACACGGTCACAGTTGACTCGGGTCCCTATAGGGGACTCGGAGACAAGTACTTCCACCCCTCTTCGGAGTGCCTCCCGACCGCCAGAGTACTCTATGAGGCTAAGGCACCAGCTTACGGGTTGGGAGAAGTGAAGCCTCAGCATCGTAGTATAGGCCTCGAGATGGCCGCCTCTATTGGGAAGACCTACCACGCTATTCTTCAAACTCAACTCATTCAAGCTGGACTTGCTAAGCCCGAGAACATCGAGCGTGAAGTACACAACCACGAAGTTCACGGTAGAGGGTACGTTGACGGCATCATCGACCACCCCTCGGGTGAGACTTTTCTTCTCGACATCAAGACGAAGACCTCTTCGACCTTCATGAGGATGTCTGCTCCCCAAAAAGAGTGGGTTTACCAGATGAACGCCTATATGCATTGGCTTGGACTCAGGAGATGCATCATTCTCATGGTGCAAACCGAGTACCCCTACCGTATGAAGGAGTTCATTATCAAGTCTACCCCCGAACTTCTCGATCCGGTCTACGAAAAGTGGACTTGGGTCACCCATCTTCTCGAAAACGAACTTCCCTTTAGAGAGAAGGAGAACTAGAGTGTTAGTGTTAGGCATTGATCCTGGAGCGGTCAACGTAGGGTACGCCTTCCTCGAAGACGGTGTCCTGGTGAAGGCGGGTCTCTTCTCCCCCACCTTCAAGGAGACGACCTTGAATAGGAAGACGATCGAGGGGATGGTTGCTCTTCGAAACTTCCTAGACCGAGCCGAAGAGAGGATTGGACACATCGACGCTATCGCTGTTGAACGTGTCCCCACTCAACATATGGGTCAGAGAGACCGTATCTTGGGGACTGAGAACTTTCTTAGATCCTTCGCTATTCTCGGGGAGAGGAAGTACAAGGAGTACGCGGCTGTTTCTGTCAAGAAGTTCGTGACAGGTAACTACCGCGCCTCTAAGGGCGATGTTCGCCAGAGCGTCTCCGAGATCTTCAACCTCAAGGAAGAGAAGGGTGTTAAGCCCGACGTCTTCGATGCTATCGCTATCGCTTATACGGGTTTCAGGGAGGGAGAGTGGGATGAATTCACTCGATGAGGGGAAAGACCCGTACGGAGAAATTGCTGAAAAACTACGCAAGCAATACCAAGAAGACATCGACTCAGATGTAACCGAGACGAAACTCTCGGATGGAGTCGCCTCCCTCCGCAGGAAGAATAGTCTCTTTCGCCGGTTGAAGTACACTTGGAAGCAAGACGACAAAGCCATCCTCTCTCAGATTAAAGCCGCTTCGGACGGGATGATCGGAGACGTTTTCGAGTCTACTTTAGCGGCGCTGGATGACCTCTACGTCATGGTTCGTAAACCTGCCGTGAACTCGAACGGCATTCTCCTCAAAGACGAGAAGGGTCGAATTGTCTGGGAGCTCGACCGTAAAGGTAATCCGAAGGAGGACTGGTCTCTACTCACTGGGCAAGACCTTGAAGAGACTCTCCTCAAACTCTCCCGTGAGCAAATCATCCTCTCACAGCGTGTCTCTGATCTTCTCTTAGAAGCCACTTTCGCCAAGCACATCGCTGATGACTCGTGGAATAGCTTCTACGAAGGCTACATGGACGGTACACAGACTGACAAGTCCGCTAGGGCCTCCCGAGAGTCCCAAGGTGAACGCTACCAAGCCTTCTTTCGTTACTTCTTGTGGAGTAAAGCGGATGCACTCCAGAGAGAAACTCGCCAAGTTGTAAGGATTCTTGAACGTATTCGCGAATGGAGGATCCGTCGTGGAGAAGACTAAAGCACTCAAGATTCTCGAAGGGTGCTTAAGGAATCTACTCGTTTGGGAGGAGCTCTCGAAGAGGGAAGGGTGCTACTCTCTCAACATCTTAGGCGAAGACTTCACCATCTTCGATATTAAGGCGGGTGTCTTGAAGCTCGACAACACTCACCGAGAAGCGGTCAATGAAGTCTACATCTACTCACGAACCATCTCAACTCTCACCGGGTTGAAGTACAACAAAGTATACAACATCAAAGAAGTCGCTATCGAAGGGCTTCGTATTCTAGCCGAGGAGCTGGGGTTATGAAATACGGCATTGATGGGCACTTAGAAGACCTCACCGAAGGTCTCTTAGTGGAGTGGAGACGTAGCCTTCCTCCTGAAAGGCGTACAGCTGAGAAGAGAAGAACTCTCTTGGCTACTCAAATCGAGTACCGTAGAACTCGTGAGGTTTACAACAAGAATGGCTTCCCCGAAGCCTCCCTCTACTCCGGGAGTTTCTCGAGAGCCTACAATCCGAACTCTCGTAAGCGTGGTTGGGGAAGGTCGAGAGAGGACTGATGAAAGTAACCTATGATGATAAAGTATTCGGAGGCACTCCACTCGAAGAAGCCCTCCCAGTCAACCTTGGGGGAGGTAACCCCGAGTTCACCTACGAACCACGATGTCGGGTTTGCAAGAAGGGCCGGGACTTCGTTGGAACTGTCAACACTCTTGTTCTAGCCGGACTCGCCTATACCGAAATTCTTCGGATGATTGAGCCTCAAAACGAAGAGTATCGCAAGATCGGCGAAGGTATCTCCTACCAGAGTCTCTACAACCACGTACACAACCACATGCCTCCGAAGTCGTGGATTGTGCGTAAGAGTCTCGAGAAGAGAGCCCTTCAAGCCTCTCAAAGCCTCGAGAAGATGGTGGATTCTCTCGTCACAGACTCCTCCTACGCCGAGACTATGATGCAGATCGGCTTTCAGAACATGGTCGAGAATCCCAAGACTGTTTCAGCGAAGGACGGACTCGATGCCGCCAAGACACTGCATGAGTTTGAGAAAGAAGCCAAAGAAGACTCTTCGATGGTTGAAGTCATGGCTCAACTCTCTCAAATCATTCAAGCAGTTAGGGAAGTCGTCACTGAAGATCAAATGAAACAGATTCTCGCCAAACTCGACAACGCTTCAGAGTTCGAATCCGAAGAACTCGAAGAGCTCGAAGTCATTGAAGATTGAGGTAACAGGTGAATATTACTAGACTATACGACCAGTTCAAGAAGTACGATATCTTCAAAGCGTCTCTTGGAGAGTTAACGGTTCTCGAGACCTTCCCGAACAGTGAAGTAGAAGTACTTATTGGAGAGAAGCGGTTTCTCCTCTACCCTGAAGCCGCTTACTCACTCGTGAAGTTCTTCGAAGCTTCTCAAACGTTTTGGAGTAAGCAGTCTGTCGCCGTCCGAGACTTTCTTCTCAAAACCTGGTTCGAAGAGAACCGCGAGAAAGTTGTCTTCTTCGACACAGACGGAGTGGGAAATATCCTTGACTCCTCTTCTCGTGAGAGTCCGGCCCCAGTCTACGAGATTCTCAAGATTCTTGCAGCGAAACTCCCTGAAGTCTTCGACTTCGACAAGGCTTTAGTTCGACCCTCTATGCTCTATCTTCACTCTAAAGACTTCGTACTCTCGATGTCGCCGAAGATTCAAGGCGGAGTTCTCAAACTCGCGGTCGGTTCACCTTCTTCCGAAGTCTACACGTTTCTGAAGAAAGACTCTGAAGTCATTCTCTCACAACTAAGCGATCTTCTCGACTCGATTGATTTCGAAGCCCAGAAGCTCTTCTACGACAAAATCCAATTCACAGAACTCGTAGAAGTCCTCACTGAGAAACTCTCTATCAACCTCTTAGACAAACTACTCACTTCACTGAGAGGGATACGAGAACTCGATTCTCGCGATGTTCTCACTCAAATCCTCGAGCCGAATCTCGCGATAAACTCAACACTCAAACTGAACTTAACTATAGAAGAGATATATGGGAAGTTATGCTTCAGAGAGACTTTCACTGAGGAGACACTGTGAACTCTGAAAACAATACTCTCACTCACCCTACCCCATATATATATAGCAACACTTCGTCAACCAGCTTCTATGATGTGTTGATGTGCGTGGGGGTTTTGGCCCTAAGTTCGAAGGGTTCTTGCGATCGTCGTAGAGTCGGTGCTTGTCTGACAATCGACGGTTTAATTGTTGGCTGGGGCGTCAATCACTCGAGTGTTGACCCTCAATGTGACTCCGCTGGACACCTCATGTCCGATGGCCACTGTGTGAGGACTATTCATGCTGAGGAAGCCGTCCTGTCTCTTCTAGAAAAGGAGGTGGAGGGTTTTTCTACTCTCTACATTTCTGATAGCCCTTGCCTGAAATGTTGCGAGCTTATTGGCTCCTACAATGTCAAGCGTGTAGTCTATGTGAGGGAGTACAGGCCGTCCTACGCAGGTTTTAGACTTCTTCAGGGTCTCGGAGTGTCTTTGGAGCAGTGTGCGTTTCCCGCCGATTTTCTGGAGAGTCTTGTCTCTTCTCCGCTCCCTAATTTGTCTCCCCGTGTCGTCAATTGTGACTCCAGTGTCGTCAATCTTGAAAGAGAGTAGTCTTCTATGTCTTCTATCATCTTAGTCGCGTTTGGGTTTCTCTTCGCGCTTCTCGCAGTCGTGTTCTTTCTTCTCTCCCGCGAGTTTCTTTTCAAGGCGGTGATGCTTATCTCTGAGAAGTCTTCGAGACACTATCATCGTCTTTCGAGAGTTCTCGGCTTCCTCAGTTTTCTCTCCGTTCTCGCAGTTTTTGTTGGTATCATTGCGGTCTTGTGGAGTCCTCGCTGAGTCCACATATGGGTTTCGCACTCAGAGATCTTTCAACTTTTTCCCGCTCGAGTATATGGGCTCTACGTCCATAGATTTTTCACTTAAGGAGTCTTCTTATGCAACCGTCCGAACTCGTTCGAGAGTTTCACCGCGTCTACGATATGCCTGTCTACGATTCGCCTCATCGTCCTTCTTCGGAGAGGGTCAAACTTCGTGTTAGCCTCATTCTCGAGGAGTTCTGCGAACTTCTCTCCGGAGTCTACGATAACGGCTCCAAGACTTGGACGAGTATCTACTCGACGACGATCAAGAATGTGCTCCCGCCTTACAAAGATCCTGGAGACTACAATGAAGTGGAAGTCGCTGACGCCTTAGCCGACCTCGTCTACGTCATCTACGGTATGGCTCTTGAGTTGGGTATTCCACTCGACAATGTTCTCGAGGAGGTTCACCGCTCTAATCTCTCGAAGTTGGGTGAGGACGGCAAACCGATCTATCGTGAGGATGGGAAAGTGATGAAGGGTCCGAACTTCTTTGAGCCTGATGTTCGCAAGGTTCTCAAAGAGCATCACAAGTCTGGCCTCTTCTAGTCCATATATATAGGACTCCTCCCGGTCGACTTGCCTAGACGAGAAGTCGGTCGGGAGGAGTTTCGTGTTCTCAGTTGATTGTTTATAGGAAATCCTATAAAATATAGGTATGAGGACAACAAGAGCCTCTACTACAAAGAAGGAAGACATCATGCAGACACTCATCGTTGAGGCGAACAAGACCATTGTTCTCCCCGTCTTCGAGAACCCGGATGGGAGTTTCGAAGTCGTCTACGAGAACTTCACGCGAACTTTCACCCACGAGTCCTTGAAGAAGACCTTCGAGGGCGGAGCACTCGTAGACGACGGGCCCGTCTTCTACTTGGTTCTCCCCAAGACTCCTCAGGAGGACGCCTCCTGGCTCACCCCTGTAGAACTCTACCTCCAGGAGTTCAAGGTGGAGGGGGAGGAGATTGAGAACTGGATGAGGATCTACAAGGACGACGTCTGGACTCCGATCCTCATCACGAAGAACGGAGCCTCTCCCGTTACCGAGACCCTCTCCTACGACGAGTTCTTCCACCGTAGGGTTCTCCCCACAGGGATGTTCCCGATTGACCAGACTCTCCACTACTCCGACTACTTCTACCGGGTTCACTACACTCGGGAGTACGTGGAACTCACCCGCTTTCGTGGGGAGAAGAGCCCGGCAAACTTCATCGAGTGGCTGTGAGGGTAGAACATGGCCTACTTTCCGACTCTCGACTCTATTTACTACGCTGTAGACCTTCGTCTTACTGATAGTGGCGGGATTGCTGGAACCCGATTCGACGCCTTCGAAGAGGAGCTCTACAAGTTCTGCGTCGAGACTGGGAACATCAACAAGTTCTCCCGATTCGTCTCCTACCGACTTGACGGAGAGAACCACACTGAAGCTCTCGAAGAAGTCTCTCGTCTTCTCTACAATCGGGCTGTTTACGGGAAGTCCTACAGCACAGGGTCTACTACCCCAGAGGACTTCGTTTCTAAACTCAGCGAGAATACTCGAGAGAGGCTTAGCCTCTACCTTGACTCTCGTGTAGAAGGACTCCAGTTCCTCCCAGCCCCCAACGCCAAAACTCTCTCAATCCAGTGTCCAGCCGACTTCGATCATATCCCCTACGGGACCGTAGTACAGGTCGGCCTGGAGACTTTCTTTCGAACACGCATGGGGAGAGGGTCTTACTGGATCTCGAGTACCGGCACACACTACACTTCCTTCGAGTTCTTCGATTTTCTTGTCAAGAAAGTCACACTCGGAGAACCACTTCACTGTCTCTACACTATCTAGGAGAAGTCATGAAAGACCCGAAGTTCAAGAACTTCCTCGAAGAGGCCCGTATCAAGTTGGCCAATCTTCAAGCACTAGCATTCGACCCTCAAGGCCGTGTGAGTATCGAGATCTCACGCCTCGAACGGCCCGTCACTCGCTTCATTGACCTCTCTTATATGAGTGTCGGAACGATTCTCAAAACCTCTACTCACGGAGAGTTCGAGAAGATGAAGTTCGGTAGAGTCGAGAGGTGGGTGGACCGATACGGAGTCCAAGAGTCCAACTCTCTCTTCTTCCTCACTCTCGCTGAAGACTACTACAATGGTGACTCTGTGACTCTCGTGAGGGGAGGGTACCCCAATGACCTCTGAGAACATTGTTCGAGACTTCCTCACAGACTACAATCTAGCGAAGCTCGAAGTCGAGAAAGTCATCAGTGGCAAGTATGATGTGAGTCTTGAAGTCATCGGACTAGACGAGCCTATACACAACTACGAAGACTTCCGGTCTGTTTTCAGTTCCGGCGACGTAATTGCTGCGAGTAATAAGCGAGTCTACCTCAAACTCGAACAATCCAGGGACCGCTGGGTCAACTCTCAGGGTCTGCAGATCTCAGACAAAGACCTCTTCCTCGAACTCGTCCTTGCCTCATTCTACGGACACAAGATCAAACTCGCACACGTAAGCGCTCAAAGCTTCTAGAAGGGAAACTCAAGTGGACAAGGAACTCTACACACTCAAGTGTCAAATCAAGAAGTACCATGACGAGACTCTCAAGAGTCTCAAAGAGTCAGACGCTACTCTCCCGATGAAAGACCACGGTGGAGAGTTTTCTCTCTCGTTCAGAGACTTCTTTAAACTCGGAGTGGGGACCCACATCAAGCTCTCGAATGGAACTCACTTCTTCAAGGTGAGTCTCCCGAAGGACTCTTGGGTCAACGGACTAGGATTCCATCTCTCGAGCTTTGACGTAGTGAGTTCTATTATGGACTCCCACCTCTTGACCCACGCCCCTGCTCTTCTCATTAACCTGGGGGTGTCTTCAAGTGAACACTAACGATTTTGAGAGACTCCCAGTTGGGCATGTTATCAGGATGGGTGTCTTCGAGTTTAAGAGGGTGAACCTCTCCTACTGGAAGATGTCCGCTTCGGCGGCTTTCACTCCTGAAGACATGGAGGCCGTTCTTCGCCTTCTTCAATCCGAGGAGTCTAATCTCGTGTTTCTTAGTCTTCTCGAGAGGAGTAACAAAATGCCTCCCCTTCCGGACAGAGTCGTTTCTCATGAGTGAGACGAACAGTTACCAAGAGATTCTCGACGCCTACCTGTCTCTCCAAAACTCGTCTAGTCAACTCTTCGAGGAACCACTTGAAGAGCCTATCATGATCGAGTCTTGCATTGCCGGAGAGCCCCTTCACGAGGTTACTTCAATCTCGGATCTTTGGCTTATCCCATACGGGAGTGTTCTCTGTACTCGCAACGACGAGTATATGAGGGTCAGTACTATCCCGGGGTGGGTTCGCTGGGATGGCGTCTCAGTCACTCATAGCGAAGTCTACAGAGAGATTCTCTCGGCTGCCGCTAACAGTGCATTCCTTGCCTGGATGCGTCCTAGTAGTCTTTCGTCTAGGCACACTGTTCGCTAAGGAAACTCTCCTCTAGAAAGGACCTTCTTGTGAGTGAATACAGAGACATTCTCGACTCCTACTGGGACTCTTTCTCTCAGGCCCATCGAGTTCTCAGAGAGAGTCTCAAAGAACCCATTGTGATTGGATCTCGTGTTGAGGGTGAGCCCCCTCTCAAGGTCTACTCAGTCTCTTCTCTTTACAGTGTCAGTGTAGGCGTTCGGCTTAAAGCCGGCCACGTTAGGTTCATGAGGGTTTGTAGTCCTCCTGGCTGGGTTCGTGGAGACGGTGTTTTTGTTGACCACAACGAAGTCTACCGTAGGATTCTCTGGGCGGCGGATAGCGGTGGGACCCTCACGATTTCTCGCTGAGTCTCTCGTGTTCCAGTTGATTGTTTATAGGAAATCCTATAAAATATAGGTACAGAGGACAACAAGAGCCTCTACTACAAAGAAGGAGAAAACAGTGAGTCGCCACGACAAGATCATCGAAGCTGCGTTGAAGGACCGCGAAGAGTCGCTCGAGTTCATCAACACACCGAACTACTTCGATATCTTCATCCGACAAGAAGACGAAGCCGACCCAATGATGGTGAGACGCTTTAAGGACATTGAGAAGACTCCGGCGGGGACGACGATTACGTTCTACGGACTCGCCTACATGAAGACGACTAACGGCTTCTGGGTCTCCTACGATGGTCGATTCATCACGGACTTCGACTTCTTCATCTCTCTTCTCGAAGCCGTAGACGATGAAGTCGTGATCCGACTCGCCTACCGTCCCGAGCCCCATCAGACCCAAGTCTTCGGAGAGTAGTGACTCATGGATACTAAGGAACTTAGTGAGGTAGTAACAAGGCTCTACGCGAGACTCCGTGAACTCTCCCAAGAGAAGCTCTCGAAGCCTATCACAGTGAAGAAGGAGAGGGGAGACGAGAAGTCGCTGGGGTTCGGAGTCTCGTCCTGGCGAGATCTTCTCTGGCTTCCGGTCGGAACCCTACTCTACGCCGACAATGACTACTTCTTGAAGAAGAGCACGGACTCTTGGACTTCCACCTTCCGTGATAGGCCTATCGACTCGAAGGAGCTTTTCGCACTCTTCGTCTCTCTCGCAGCCGACGACTTCCCAGTCCACTTCGTCTACATGCCCGACACTAGCAAAGGAGTCTAGTTATGACCTCCAGGGAAGATCTCAAAACCGCTTTCGAACGCCTTGGCCGAGTACGTGAAGCCCTCTTCGAACTTGTACTCGACGAGCCGATCTCGATCTTGGACAAGAATGAGAAGGAGGTTTTCTTCGAAGTTTATAGCGTCGAAGACCTCTACGATTTTGAGTCTGGTACGACTCTCTACTATGCAGGCGAAATCTTCACGAAGACAGTTCGCGGAGAGTGGTCTACAGCCTCTAAGGGAGTGGTCAGCAACGACCGTATGTTCAAGTTTCTCCTCTTTGGGGGCCAGTTCAAGTGCATCTACGATCCTGGGAGTGATAAATGAATCTCGACGAATGCTTCGATGAGCTTCTCGACATCGTCGCTTCTTTAGAAGAGAAGACAATCAAAATCAAGTGGGGCAACGGGGTCACATCGCTCTACTCTGCTGAAGAACTTGGTGGACTCCCCGTCAACACGATTCTATGCAGCTCAAAGGGAAGCTTTTTCTTGAAGGCTTGGGGCGACGGGAAGGTTTGGCTCTCTTCAACTTCGCGATATTCGAACGAAGAACTCTTCAGTCTCCTCCTCAAAGCCTCTTGCAACGGAGACAAACTCTACGCGACTTCTGTGAGTTCGATTCTGGAAGGACTACGACAGTGAAGCTTTTCTCACCCGAAGAACTCAAGAGGGAGTACCCGGATCGAGTTCTCATCCGAGGCGATTGGACTATCGTTTTCAATAGGGCTTCAGACGAGGACTGCATTATTCCGTTCAACGCTCTTCGAACCCTAAGCAAAGAGTCTCAGACGGGCGAAACTGTTGAAGAGTCCTACTGTGAGCATTGCCTTTGTTAGGGGGGGTATAGATACACTCACCCGGGGGGGTCTCTTTTCTAAAACCCCCGGGTAGGGTACTCTAAAGAGTGAGAAGCGCTGAGTCTTACTCACAAACACGACATCTGACTAGAAGGAGAACAGAGATGCCCTCTCTCGTTGAAGATATTTACGACAGAACTTTCGACCTCGAGACTGTACATATGGGTACCTGTCTCAGTGTAGACAATGACGACTGGTTCATCTTCCGAACTCCGGGAGGCTGGATTGACGACCAGGGGACCTTCTGGTCTAATGAAGAGCTTTGCGACTATGGTGCAGTTAGTGAAGGTCTCCCTCGCTTTAAGAGACTCAACTAACCCCTCCCCTTTTTCTCTCTACTTAGAAGGCAACAGTGACAAACAACTCTCGCAAAACTGCTAGTACAGTTCTCGTAACTCCCGACATGAAGCAGATCGACTTGTCTAGTCTTCCCGACGAGTCGGTTATTCAAGGTTGGGGCAGCAATATTTTCGCTGTCAAACTCTCGGACGGCTGGTATGGCCCAAGTGGCTATGGCATTGATGGTTCGTCTGACAAAGAAGTCGTTGAGGCTTTCGAAGACGACCCTCTCTATGAAGGCGTCCGAGTCGCCTTCAATCCTCTCACCAGTACCCCGAAGGGTGTCTGGGAGGCTCGTGGTCCTGAAGATGTCGAAGAGCTCATACAAGATCTAGGTCTCGTCGAGTTTTCGAACGGAACTACGGTTGACTTCACAGATTTCACTGGCCATTTCCTTAGTGTTGCTGAGATCTTCCGCTCTAACAACGACACCCTAATCCTCCACTACGGGACTACGTGGTGGAACTTCGATGAAGGTACTCTCTCGGGTGGTCTCGAGGCTCTCAGCGATCTTCTCGGACTCAACCTCGAGGATGACAGTGCCTGGAGTAGGATTGAGACCCTCTCCTTCCCGATTCGCATCGAACTTCT